GTTGATTAAAGGCTCAAATTAGTGGCTGAAAGGCCACTAGTAGAGCGTGTTCGCCAGCTTCTGGGTTACGACCCGGAGGCTGGCGTTCTCACGCGCATTGGCAGCGTTCGGCCGCAGTCCAGCCATTACATTGGCAAGCGCGCCGGGTACATCAACGCCCATGGATACGCCATGGTTTCGGTAGATGGCCGAAATTATCGCGCTCACCATATTGCGTGGCTGCTGATGACTGGAGAATGGCCGTCAACAGACATTGACCACATTGACGGCGACCGCACTAACAACAAGTGGACAAACCTTCGGCCAGCGTCGCGCGGCCAGAATCTAGCAAATGCGACACGACTCCGGCCCGACAACAAATCTGGCATCAAGGGTGTTTCCTTTGATAAAGCGCGCGGGAAATGGAAGGCCCAGTTTGGGGCTTATCCAAATCACTATTGCCGACGCTTCGACACTAAAGAGGAAGCCGCTGCCGCTTATTTCCTTGCAGCGCAGAGCAGATACGGTGAGTTCGCGAGGGCGGTATGCGCGTAGAGCCGGCACGGAGCGTGCGTATCGCCGTGCCGGCTTATGACGCTTTCACCGATGAAAGCCAGCGGTCGGTTGCCGCTGGCATTCTCGCGCTCGACGCCAAGGGCATCCAGGTCGAGGCCGTCGATGTGCTTCGCGGCTGCTGCTATGTCGATCTCGCGCGCAATATCCTGACGGGCAATTTCCTCCGGGGAACGGCCACGGACTTCATCTTCATCGACGCCGACGTAGGCTTTAAGCCCGAGAGCCTTGTGCGCTTGTGCGAGGCCACACGGCCTGTTGTGGCGGGTATCTATCCCAAGAAGGTGATCCCGCCCGAATGGCCTGTGATGGTCGCCCATGAGCAGATTTGGGCCGACAGTGACGGGCTAATTGAGTGCGGCGTTGTGCCGACCGGCTTCCTCCGCATCAACCGCGCGGTTTTCGACGCGCTCACGGTGCCTGAATTCACCAGCCCTGACGGGCAGGTCGGCGCGTACTTCCAAACGGCGGTGCGCGATAATGTGTTCTGGGGAGAGGACGTGGAGTTTTGCCGTCTCGTCCGTGAAGCGGGCATTCCCATCATGGCCTTTGCGGAAATGGACTTCCGGCACGTCGCCAGCGATGGCCGCGTCTATAGTGGCAATTGGGGCGAGTGGCTCAGGTCGCAAATCAAGGAGGCCGCGTGAAGATCGCCCTCGTCATCGGCACGCGAGGCAACCCACGCCGGGCGGCGGTGGTGGTCGAGGCGGCGCGCGCCTTGGCAAGCGGCAAGCATGAGGTGTCTGTCATCGTCTCGTGTGACGACGACGACGCGGCCACGGTTCAGCACTTCACGGGCTATCCTGGTATTGATATAAACATCGGCCCGCGCCCTGCTGGCGTGGCAGAGGTGTGGAACCGCTGCATTCCGGTTGTGGATGCCGACATCGTTATTGCCCTAGCCGACGACGGCTTCATTGCCACGCCGCTTTGGGACGAGTGCCTTGCCATGTTCGCCACCGAGGGCCGGTTCCCGCGCGAGCTTCTGGCCTTCGCGCTCCACGACACGGCCAACCCCGGACAGCCCACGGTGCTAGGCGGCTCGCGGGAATGGATCGACCTCATCGGCGGCAAGATGATCGACGACCGCTTCCCGTTCTGGTTCGCGGATACCGCATACGCTGAGACGTGGTCGTTTGTGACGGGCGAGTATTTGCCCATCCTGCCAATCACCGTTGCCAGCAAGCCGGGCCGGTACAATCCCCGACTCCGGGACATGGGATTCTGGTGGGACTTCTACGTCGCGACGCGCGGCGAACGTGTCTTGCTTGCCGAGCAGATCCGGCGCGACCTTGGGATTGTGCTTCCTCCGGGACGCCTCCGCGCCATCCTCGACGGTTGGGAAGCGCGCGACAAGCTGGGCCGACCCGGAGCCATCAAAATTGCAAAGGCTTTGCCAGAGCGTGAGCCGGATGCCATGTACCTAAGCGCGTACAGGGCCGCTCGCCATTACATGAGGATCGCCGCATGACAGTCAGCAACGCCATGACAGAGGCGGGTATCGCCACATATGAGCGCATCAACCGGGCGCGTATGAGCCCGCAGGCGATTGTGGCCGCGATCTACAACGCTATGGACACGGTGCGGCGCCGGGAGGCGATCAAGGCGCCTGGACCTGCGGCGGCATATGTCCATCAGGCTTGGCCGTCCTATCGCTACGGGCCGAACGGCGAAAGCCGGGTGTTTCTGTGCGCCGATGACGTGCCGGAAGGCTGGAGCGACAGGCCGGGCTTTGCTACGGTAGCGCGGGAAATGGGCGCCGAGACGATGGTTGACCTTGTTGAGAAGCGTCGGCCCGGCCGCCCGCGCAAGGAGGCCGCATGAAAATCGACGCCGCAAGGCTTGAAGAGGCCATCGAAGAATTTGATATCTCTTGTCAGGGCCTCCCATCGGAGAACGAGTCGATTGTACTGGCCGCCGCCCGCGCGCATCTCGAAGCTGCGGGCGCTGGTGGGACCGACAGGATGCGCGACCGGATCGAGGCAGAAGAACGCCTTAAGGCCATCAAGGACGCCTTGCACGCGGTCCTTGCGCCGACGCGGCCTCTGTACGAGCCCACCGCCGTTGAACTGCTGATGGCGCTCAACATGCGCGGCCTCAAGGTGGTGCGAGCCCATGCCTAACGTCCAGAACTTCGACATCGTGGCCGGCGAGACGCGCACGCTTACCATGTACGCCCGCGACCCTGACAACGCGGTACAGAACCTGTCCGGCTTGACGGTACAGTGGCGCGTTGGTCAACCGCCGTGGGACCCCGCGCGGGAAACATCAGTCTTTAACAAGACCACGACCATCATTTCAGCCGCAGCGGGCTCATTCTCGGTTGCCCTGACCTATGACGACACATACCAGCTCGATGGCGACTTCCTGCACCAGGCCGTCACGTCATCCGGCCTCGTGGTGGTGACGGGGCGCCTTCACGTCCGACAGGGCATCAGGAGCGGATTATGAGCAGCCGAACCGCACGCGACGTAATTACCTACGCCATGCAGGATCTGGGCATCGTGGCGGACCAGGAGGCCATGACCGACACGCAGGGCAATTACGGCCTACGCAAGTTGAATGACCTGCTGGCGGGCTTCGAGAGCGAGGGCATCCGCTACGCTCACACAGACCTAGCCTCTCTAGATACCATCGTGAACGTGCCGGATGGGCAGTTGCGCAACGTCGGCCTGATGCTGCAGCGCGAGCTTGCCGGCACATACGGCGTCTCCCTGAGCCCGGATGACCAGTTGGCAATCCAGCGCGCCATGACGGCTCTGCAAGCCTATTACTACGTGCCTATCACGTCAGCCCCTGAGATTGCGTTGCGGGCTCGCCGGTTTAGCCGCTACAACTTTTCCGCTGGCTGATGCGCGGCCCTCTCGCCCTAGGCTTTGCCCAGCAGCGTTCCCGCCCGGTCAACGCGGCGCGCGTCGTGAACCTGTATGCGGCGTCCACCGCAGAGGGTAGCCGGACCAAGGTCGTGCTGTACGGAACGCCCGGCCAGAAGGCATGGCGGACCATCGGCGGCGACACGATCCGCGCGGGCCTCGAAGCTCAGAGCGTGGCCTACATTCTCAGCGGCGCGATCCTCTATCGCGTGGAATCGGACGGCACCACGACGGCCTGCAGCGGCGATTTGATCCCCTCAACGGGCGACGCCTTCCTAATTAACAACGGCCTGCAGATCGGCTTGCTTGTCGTGCCCGACATGTTTGTCATCACAGGAACGACCGTAACCAAGGTCACGGCGGCGGGCTATCCCGTTGATGGCCTGTCTAGCATCGCCTATATCGACGGCTATGCCGTGGGCACGCGGAGAGCAAGCGGGCAATTCTATGTGTCCGGCCTGCTGGACTTCGCATCCTGGGATGCGCTGGACGTGGCAAGCGCGGAATCGAGCCCGGACGGCCTGTTGCGCGTGCTGGTGGACCATCGCGAGGTGTGGCTGTTTGGCGCCGAAACGGTGGAAGTGTGGGCCAATACCGGCGCCTCGCCGTTCCCGCTCGAGCGCGTGCCGGGCGCCTTGCTGGAGCGTGGATGCGCGGCCCGTCGCAGCCCGGCCAAGATGGACAACTCTGTATTCTGGCTGGGTGATGACCGGATCGTGTACCGCGCCGAAGGCTACCAGCCCGCGCGTATTTCGACCCACGCAATCGAGGAAGTGCTCCGCGACGGCACCGTCTCAGACGCCTACGGGATGACCTATTTTCAGGCTGGGCATCATTTCTACGTCCTGACCTTGCCGAGCCTCAACCGCACCTTCGTTTTCGATCCTGCGGCCTCCGCAGCGGCCGGGGCGCCCATCTGGCATGAGCGGCAGTCGGGCACGTCCATTGAGCCTGCCAAGTGGGACGTGCAGTGCATTTTCAGCGCCTTCGGCAAGACGCTGGTGGGCTTGCAGGCTGGCAAGGTCGCGGAGCTTGACCTCGATACCTACACCGATCTGGACGAGCCCATCCGATCCGTGATTGTCGGCCTGCCGTTCTATGCCGAGACGCTGCGGGCGATCATGGTGGACTTCGAGCTTGAGTGCGAGCTGGGCGTCGGCGCGATCTCAGGGCAGGGGGCCGACCCCGAGGTCATGATGCGCTACTCCGACGATGGCGGCTTCAACTGGAGCCACGAGCGCCGCGCAAGCCTTGGCCGGCAGGGCGTCCGATATATCCGCGCCATGTGGGAGCGGCTGGGCGCCTTCCGGGAACGGACGGTTGAGATTTCCATCAGTGACCCCGTGAAAAGAAGTTTTTACGGGATGAGAACAAACATCAAGCCGTTGCCCCGATGACCGCGCCATTCAACTCCAAGACCCGCATCGTCAACCAGGATGGCACGCCTAGCCAGTGGCTGATTGCCTATCTGCAGTTGATCGGAACGGGCGTGGTGAAGCGCACGACGTACACGTTCGCCGAGATCACCCTAAAGACGCCGACGCTGGGCGACACGGTGATCTGCAGCGACGCCAGCACCACCACGACAGGCAGCACGCTCGCGGGCGGCGGCTCCGACGTTGTGCAAGCCATCGGCAACGGTACTGACTGGAAGGTGATTTAGATGATCCGTCCTGCGGAGCCTAAAGATATGCCCGCCATCGTAGAGATGGGCGAGGCGTTTTTCGAAGAAGCTGGATGGGCAGCCCGCGCGCAATTCTGCGTGGACTCGTTCGCGGAAACCGCAACTGCCATGATGGAGCGGGGTATCCTGCTTGTCGTTGACAAGAACGGCGAGGCGGTCGGGATGGCCGCCGCTGTTTCGGCTCCCGCCTATTGGAACAAAAACGTTTCCATCGGGCAGGAACTTTGGCTATACTGCAAACCAGCCCACCGTAAAGGTGTTGGCGCCGAGTTGCTCAGGCATCTCGAATCCGCCGCCAAGGCGCGCAACGTACAATTCTTCGGCATGGTCGCGGAGCATGGGCTTCGTCACGAAGCACTCGCCCAAGTCTACAAGCGGGCGGGTTATTCGATTGCCGAGCATACGTTCTGCAAGGCGCTCTAGATGGCCATTTTCTCAGCCCTTTCCGGAATCATCTCGCAAGGTGGCGCACAGGCTGGCGGCAACATGGCTGCGAGCGCGGCCAACCGTGCCGCACAGATGCAGCAGCAAGAGGCGACGCGGGCGCGGGCGGCTCTGTCTCCCTGGGTCGCGGCGGGCGGCGGTGCCATCGGCAAGGTCACGAACCTGCTGGGCTTGGGCACTCTCAAGACGAACGGCGAAAACTTTAACACATACGGGCTCGACCCTGCGGGCGCGAAGGAAACGCAGCAGCAGGCGCTGGCCGACTTTGAGACCTCTCCCGGCTACCAGTTCCGCATGGATGAGGGCTCGAAGGCGCTGGACCGTTCGGCGGCCTCGCGCGGCCTTCTCCGCTCGGGAGCGCAACAGAAGGCCCTCACCGCCTTTGGGCAGGGCATCGCCTCCGAGGAATACGGGAACTATATGAACAATCTGTTCCAAGCCGCTGGCATGGGCAGTCAGGCGGCGTCTAGCGGGAACAGCACTGCGGCTGGGCTCACGGCCAATGCCGGCAGCCTGATTGCTCAGGGCGGTGCAGCGCGGGGCTCCGCCTACGCATCGGGCGCTAACGCGCTGGCAAGCGGCATCAGCCGTGGCGTCCAGAATGCTACCGGCCTTCTATCGTACGGCGGATCTGGCGGAAGACTTGGGCTTCCGAGTTGGTTCTGATGGCCGCCTTAGAAGCAATTCACCATATCGCCGAATCGCGTGCAGGTCATCGTCGCGCCCGGAGCCCTGAAAATCGGCGCGTCGAAGGTCAAGGGTGCGCCGAAGACGGGCGCTTGCACGAACTGCTGCGGGGCGGGTGCGCCGAAGGTTGGCGCGTTCCAAACCAGCGGGACGGGGGCGCCGTACTGGCGCGGCTCCTGAGAGCAACCCGCAACGGCAACCAGCATCAAAACTGCAATAATCTTCATTTGGTCCTCCTGTACCGTCCGGAAGTATTGGGTTTGTCGGCCAATTTGGCAAGGGGGCACTGATGGCGGGTATGCTTTTCCCCGACATCGCGGGCGCGCTGTCATCTGGTGCGCAGGCGGGGGCGGCCAGCGCACAGAACCAGTTTCTGATGAAGGATCGCGCGGCAAGGGACGAGATCGCGCCGCTGATCCCGAGGGCGCTGCAAGGCGACCGCGAGGCCCTGAACCAGATTGGCACGCGACATCCTGACACGCTCATGAAGATTGCGCCGCTTCTGGATCGCGCGGATGCGGCAACGCGCACCAGAGCCAAGGAAGCAGCGGACTGGACAACCAAGGCCGCCATGGGCGTGCTGAGCCTGCCTCCCGAGCAGCGCCCGGCGGCGTATCAGGCTGCGCTGGCAGATGGCCAGAGGCTCGGCTACCAGATCGATATGCCGCCGCAGTACGACCGCGCGGTTGAGGGGCGGCTTAATCAGGTCATCAATCAGGCGCGGCCGATTGCGGACTATTTCAAGGGCCGTGACGAGGGCTTCGACCTTGTGCCTTCGGGCGGTGGCGGTGGTGCGGCCATGCCGGCGGCTGGTGCATCCGGTGACGTGCTGGCGCGCACGAAGCAGGCCATTGGCGGCATGGAGAGCGGCAACCGCTACGGCGCGGTAGGCCCTGACACGGGTGGCGGCAAGAAGGCATACGGCAAGTATCAGGTGATGGACTTCAACGTTGGCCCCTGGACGCAGGAAGCGCTGGGTCGCGCGTTGACGCCGGAACAGTTCCTTGCCAGCCCGCAGGCTCAAGAGGCCGTCGCGGACTTCAAGCTCGGCCAGTACATCAATCAATTCGGCAGCCCGGAAGCCGCTGCTCGCGCATGGTTTGCGGGCGCTGGCGGCATGAACAACGCGGGCGCAAAGGACGTGCTGGGCACTTCGGTTCAAGGCTACGGGCAGAAGTTTGCACAGGCTTTCGGGCCGGGTGCGACGGGTGGCGCTCAGCCTCCCGGCATCGCCCAAGGCGACACCGCTCCCCCCGCCGATGCGTCCGGCAATCCCATTTCGACATCGGACGGTGGATCTGTTCCGCGCGAAGCCATGCGGCTGATTACGCCCAACCTCCCGCCGGGAACCAGCCTTGGCCGGGATAGAAAGACCGGTCTGTTCAAGGTCCAGGAAGGCAACTTTGTTGTCTACGACAGCAACAGAAACCCGGTTGGCCTGATTCCCGTTCCAAAGACGCCGGGCGCCGGCCCGTTCACTGGCACTGGCGTTGAGGCTCAGGCGCTGAATATGCTGATTGCCAACAACACGCTGACGCCGCAACAGGCGGCGGAATTGGCAGCCGGTAAGAGCGTTACCGATCCTGCGACCGGGCAGATCATTTTCAAGACGCCATCCGGCATCTTTGGGTTAAACCCTGGACAGGGGCCGCAGCCTCTTATTGGCCAGCAAGGCGGCGCTCCGTTGCAAGCCGCTGGCGGCCCGGCTGGCGTTCCCGCGCCTGCGGCGCCTGCGGCGCCTGCGGTTACTGTCCCTGCGAATCCCGGCTCGTTCCCACTGACGAGTCCCAAAACTCCGGATGCAGTCAAAAAGTTTACCGCCGAAGCGTTGGCAGTGAATAGCGCGATTGACAATTTCAACGCCATTTTGAGCGAAGCCGGCGGCGGCACTCTAGGCGCGTTCATGAACAATCCGCGCGACCCACAGGCGCAGAAAATCAACGGCGCCTTTAATGCCTTGAAAACCGCTCTGCGGTCTGAGGCTTTCATCAATACCGGCGTCTTGCAGCCCGCCGAAATGACTATGCTCGACAATATGTTGCTTGCACCGACCAGTGTTCGCGGCCTAGTCGCGACGCCGGAAGCGTATGCGGAAATGCTTAACCAGATTAAGCAGTTCGTTAACGGCAAAATGGCCTCCGTTCAGACGGCCTATGGACAGCCCGTAACGGGTTTGCCTGGAACGCCCGCCACTCAGCCCGCGCAACAGTCGGCCCCGCCGCCGCCCGCGGTGGGAACCGTCATTGACGGGTATCGCTTTAAGGGCGGCAACCCGGCAGATCAAAACAACTGGAGTAAGGCGCCGTGAGCGGGCCTTGGGAACGCTACGCCGCGCCTTCTGCAGGTCCGTGGACGAAGTACGGCAAAACTTCACCCACTGAGGGTGGTGTGCAGGATTTTGAGCCGTCCAGCTACAGCAGCGGACAGATGGCCGCGCGCAAGGTTGGACTGGCCGCGCAGGGCGTCAACGATGCCTTCCTGCCTACAATTATAGGCGCTCCGGTGGATGCAGCGGCGTTTGCTCTTCGGCAGGTGGGTATTCCTGCCAATGATCCGGTCGGCGGCTCGGCAAGCATCAGGCGCGGCATTGACTATCTAGCGACCGCTCCGGGCCGCGTTGTCGATGCCATCTCGCAAAGATCGACCGCGCCTCTCACTGATAGCCGAACCTCACGCATCGAGCCGGTAACGACCGGCGAGCGCACGGCCTACGGGGCAGGCGAGGGCGTTGGTAATGCCCTGGCTATCACGTTGCCAGCCGGCATGGTGGCGCGTGGCGCTCAAGCTGGCACGGCAACGCAGGGCGTGGCGAACGCACTGGCAACGCAGCCCGTCATGCAGGCGGTTGCGGGTGGTGTGGGCGGTGCTGTTACCGGGGCGACCGATAACCCGCTGTACGGCCTCGGGGCGGCTCTGGCGGTGCCTGTTGCTGCCTCAATAGGGCGCGGCATCATTTCCCCGGCGACCAATCGGCTCAACCCGCAGGAGCAGCGCCTTGTCGCGGCAGCGGCTCGCGAAGGTGTGCCGCTCACTCCCGCGCAGCAAACGGGCAGTCCGGGGCTGCGGGCCATTGAGGACACTATGGCAAAGGTGCCGGGTGCGTCCGGTCCCATGAACCGCACGATCGGCAACCAGAGGCAGGCATTCGACCAAGCCGTCATGCGTCGCACCGGGCAGGCGGCAACCGATGCGTCGCCGGATACCATCGAGCGTGCTTTCCAGATCGCCGGCCAAAACTTTGACGATCTTGCCTCGCGCACGACGCTCAACGTCGATAACCAGTTTGTAAACGACGTGACCCGCGTTGCCCAAGACTATGGCCGCCGTCTGGAAACCAACGTCGCGCCGGTTTTTCAGTCCTACATGGACGATCTCGCGCCGCTGTTGCAGGCGGCCCAAGGCGGCAACAACCCGCAGATTGCCGGGGAAATCTATTCCCGCATCCGGTCCGACATTGGCGCAACGATCCGCGCCAACGGTAAAAACCCGGATCTGCAGCGGGCTCTTGGCGCCGTCCAGTCCGCTCTTGACGATGCGGTAGAGCGCAGCACGTCCGGTCCGCTCCGTCGCGAATGGCAGGAAGTCCGCCGCCAGTATCAGGCGCTCTTGACCGTGGACAAGGCGATGCAGGGCGGAACGCAGGCCGATAGGTCGGCGGGCAATATTCCCTTGGGTGCGTTCAAGAACGCCGTCAAGCAAGCCGATCCTCGCGGCTATGCACGCGGGCGCGGCCAGTTGAACGAGCTTTCGCGCGTTGGCGACTTCATCGGCCAGCGCACGCCGGACTCCGGAACCGCGACGCGAGAGGCCATCATCAACCCGCTTGCGTGGCCTGTGATGGGCGCCGCGAACCTGCTGGCGCGTGGCTACAATTCGGGCGCTGGGCAAGCCTATCTGACAAACCAGCTTGCGGGGCAAACGGACCTTAGCGCGCTTTATGCGGCGATTGCCGCTCAGAGGGCGTTGGAACAGGGCCAGGGCGGCCCCAACGTGCTGCGTCTGCGAGACGGACAATGAGCTTGGTCCACAACCACGCGGCCCCGACGCCGAAGAACAGCACGCAGAGCATCCATGACTGCCATGTGGGCAGCGGATCATACGCGGCTTGGTACTGGTCGAAGGCGAAGGCAGCGGCGACCGATACCGCGAGCTGTGAAAGCTCCATCCAATCAATTCGCATTGCGGGAGCCTAGCAGATGTCCGCCCTTTTCGCACCCCCGCGCTACAGCCCGATGTCGGGCAACGGCACGTCGTACCCGGGGGCAAAGCTCTACTTCTACGAGACGGGCACCACGACGCCGAAGGACACCTATTCGGACGCCGGGTTGACCACGCCCAACGCCAACCCAGTTGTCGCGGATGCCAACGGCCTCTTCGGCGTAATCTACCTTGGAACTGGCGACTACAAGGTGATCCTGAAGGACGCCTACGATAACACGCTGTGGACGGTGGACCCGCAGAGCGGCCTTGGGGCGGCGGATACGCTGACCACGCGCGGCGACCTGCTCACGCGCGGCGCCTCCGGATACTCGCGCCTTCCCATCGGCACGACGGGCTACTATCTGGCGAGCAACGGGACGGACCCCTATTGGGCTTCGCCCATCATCCCGCGCCTTGCCATCCAGGGCCTGACCTACGCGAACAACGGCAGCGACGCGACCAACGATATTGACATCGCGGTAGGCGGTGCGATGGACTCGACCAGCGCCCGAATGATGGTGCTGGCTGCCGCGTTGACCAAGCGGCTTGACGCCGTGTGGGCTGTCGGCACAAATCAGGGCGGACTTGATACCGGATCAGCCTCAAACACAGATTACTATATCTGGCTTATCAACCGCTCTGATACCGACGTAACGGACGTGCTTTTCTCCACGTCTGCAACTGCTCCGACCATGCCGACGAACTATAATTACAAAAGACTCGTCGGTTGGTTCAAGCGGGTATCTGGCGCGATTGTCGCGTTCAAGACCTACGAGATGGAAGGCGGCGGCCTCAACCTCATGTGGACCGCTCCGACGCTGGACATCACCACGACCGTCACCACGTCGCGCCGTACGGATGCCGTCAAGGTGCCGCTCGCCTTCTCTACGCTGGCAACCATCCGCGTGTCGCTGGTGGACGCCGCCGACAATATCCTGGCGCTTGTGTGCTGCCCTGATGAGACAGATGCGGCTCCGAGCGCCACGGCTGCACCGCTTGCCAACCTGAACAGCCATTCAGGCGCCGGGGCGACAGAACAAAAGGAGTTGCGCATTCGTACGTCCGCAACCGGCACCATTGCGGCGCGCGCGACGGCCACCCTCGACACCTACGCCGTTTCCACGGTCGGCTTTGAATGGTCGAGGAGATAGCGATTGAGCGAAGTACGAAAATTAGGAGAACGACATGGCGAACGAGTTTGACAGCGAGCGACTGACCTACACCGCAATTGCAGCGTCTCAGACGGCAGCATCGGCGTTTGCCGGTGTGGGAGCTTACCTCTCGCATGTCGTATTGCAGCCTGCGGCCTTGACGGCAGGCACAACTACCATTCTTGACGGAACGACGGTGGTCTATACCTACACTGCCGGCACGTTGTCCGACCTGAGCCCGCGCATTGTTCCGTTGGGGAGCCGAAGCCGAAACGGTTCGTGGTTTATCACGACGGGTGCCAACATGGCGGCGCTCGCGTTTGGCAAGGCCACGGTCTGATGTTCCCTCGCGCCATTCTGATGACGGCTGCAACGCAGGGCGGCGGGCGCGACTCTGATCTTGCCGCATGGGCTGCGGCCGTCGTCGCCAATGGCGGAACGGTATCGGCAGCGCGTGCGGCCATCGTGGCGCAATTCATTGGCGCGGAGAAAGACGCTGGTACCTGGGCGCGGACGGACGACTATTGGCTACTTTGCGCGGAAAGCTCCGTGCAGGCTTTGACCAGCCTGAAGCAACGCCGGCTTGCGACGGTGACGGCCGCTCCGACGTTCACGACAGATCGCGGGTACGCCTTCAACGGCACGACACAGTATCTTGACACCGGCTTTATCCCCGACACGCACAAAGTTGCAATGGCGACCAACGAGGCCCGGTTCTCGACTTACGAACGAACCAACGTAGCGGCAAATAGTTACGCTTCGGGCATCATCAACGGCACGTCGATTCGGTTTGTGTGCTTGCCGCGGAGCGGCACCAACACGATCCAGCTCGCCGCAAATACCGCCAGCACAAACATGGTTGGAACTACGGCGGACAGTCGGGGCCTGACATCCACATCCAGAACGGCGGCCGGTGTCTGTTCTTTCTACAAGAACGGCTCTTTCGTTGAAACGTATTCTCCGACACTTGGCGCGAGCCTGCCTACCATCTCGCTTTATATCGGTGGTTATAACAACGCAGGCGTGGCGGCCGGTTTCCGCGCATCCACCCTGGGCTTTGCTTCGATTGGCGCGTCTTTGACTGCAGCCCAAGAGCTGGCCTCCTACAACGCGATGCAAGCCTACATGACCGCAATCGGAGCGAACGTTTGACCAACCCTGTAAATCAAACTTTTTTGGAACAGTCCAATGTCTGACGCACTCTCCATCGATCCGTTTTCATTCGATCCTTTTGAAGGCGGCCTGGGCAAACTCCTGTCTTGCACCACCTCATCGGCCAGCACAATTATTCCTGGCACACAGGCGCAACCGTCGCCTCCCATCCGAATTCTCGTGACCAATGTTGGGTCGGTGGTGGCCTACATGCGAATGGGCCAGTCAACCATTGTGGCGACGACTGACTGCCTCGCAATCCTTCCGGGCGTTACTGTCTCTTTCACGGTTCCGCCCGTCGCGCCGTCTTCGCTTTACGTGGCCGGCATTACCGAGGCTGGCACTACGAAGTTGCAGATCACAGCAGGGCGAGGGGTTTAATATGCTGACCCGCCCGCGCGCTCAGTCTCGGAACCTTTCCTCTTCTGGATTGAGCGACACCGTCACTGTTGAAAACCTCGCCGCTCTCAAGGCGTTGACCTCGCGTCCTGAGTCTGTCGTCGTAAAAACCGGCCAAGCTGCTGGTACGTGGCAGTGGGTGGCGGGATCGGCCACGACGGCCGACGACGCGCTGGTGGTCAACCCAACGTCGGGCACGGCGGGGCGATACAAGCGAATCTATGACGGCGCGCTGCATGCCGCATGGTTCAACGCCTTCCCCGGCGTGGCAGATGTCACGACCGCGCTGCAGGCGGCTGTAGACGCAGCCGCAGGCGGCGAACTCTATATCGCCCCCGGTCGCTATGTCGTATCGGCTACACTAGGCGACGCCTGTGTTTTCCTTCCTGCAAGCGGCATCACTATCAGAGGCGGAGGCCGCCACCAGACTGTCATCGAGACGGTCTCTCAGGCGGCGCATTTTGCGGCAGTCGACGCGGCGAACATCGACATTGAAAACGTCGGCTTTGACGGCGAGCAGGCGGCCAATCTCGATTGGCAGACCGGGCTGGTCCTGCGCGGTTGTCTCCGTGTCCGCGTTGCCAACTGCTGGTTCTACCGCATCGGTCGCGGCGCGATGAACGTTTGCATGACGGGCTTCGGCGGGTCCGATCAGATACCCAACGGCACACGGCAATCGGAACGAATTCAAATTACGGATAATCTCTTCGAAGATTGCTACGGCACTGTCGCGCTCGTCACGAAGTACGTCGGTACTATCGACACCATTGTCACCGGCAACAATTTCTACAATGCGTGCTCAGTTGCTATCAGCATCGAGAGCGAGCAGGGCACGGCGTCCGAGTGGGCTGATCGGGTAGTTGTGGCCAATAACAATATCTCCGGGGTCGACTACGCGCGGACAAACGGTTTTTCAAACATTGCCTACGGCATCTCTGTCACGGAGCAGGCACGGCGAATCACTATCGCTAACAACAATGTATACGATGTCGCGGGCAACACGCTTGCGTGCGGCATCGTCATCAGTACGTCGCCGTCGCAGAATGATAACGAAGTCAACAACATCGTTGTCTCCGGTAACACGGTTGGGAATGTTCTGGCGGCGACGGGACGTGGCTACGGTGTCTTCTATCAGACGGGCGACACGGCGATCTCGAACTTCACGTGCATCGGCAACACCATTGATGCTTGCACGGCAGGCATCGGCATCGAGAATGCTGCGTCAACCGCAACGCTGGGTATCGTATCGAACCTGACGATTACCGGCAACGCCATTACAAATTCAGTCGAGAACGGGATCGTGTCGCTCATTACGGGTGGCTCCGGTGAAGTAGTTTCGACGAATGTTTCGATCACGGCCAACGTCATCAAGAACACGACCTCAAGCCACGGCATTTCCGTTAAGCTTTCAAAGTCCACGATTGTAGGCAACACGGTCACCGGCTGCGGGCTTTCGGGTATCTCCTTGCTGTCGGGATCGTCGGACGTGCAAGTGCTTGGCAACATATCGACCTCGAACACCACGGACGGCATTGTGGCGACGTGTGACCGGCTCAGCATAAGCGGCAACGTCTGCCTGAACAACGGCCAGGGCGGGGCTACCTCCTACGGTATTCAGGTCGCTTCCGGCGCGAACGCTCTTATCACACTTAATCGTTGCGGCGACACCCAGACAGGCGCTGAGACGCAGGACTACGGCATTCGGGCGCCTTCGGGGGCGACGGTTCGCAACAACGAACTTGTGGGCAACGCGCTGGGGTCATTGTTTGGTGCGATCACAAACTTCAACACTGGCGCTTATGACACCGGCCTGAACATGGTGGCGGCGGCGGCTACTGGCACCGTGACGCAGGCGACTGACAAGTCAACGGGCGTCACGCTTGACCGCGCTTCCGGCGAAATTACAATGAATAATGCGGCCTTGAACGTGGACACGCTGGTCAGCTTTACACTCACGAACAGCCGCATCGCCTTGGGCGACGTGCTGGTGCTCAACCATCTAACCGGAGGCACGCCGGGGGCCTACTTGCTCAACGCGAGGTGTGCGGCCGGGTCGGCAGTCATCAACGTCCGCAACATCACAGCGGGAAATCTCAGTGAAGCCATTGTGATTGCGTTCAACGTAGTGAAACCGTTCACCGCATGACGACGCATTTCGATAAGCGCGTCACGCTTCGGGGTTACATCGTGGAAGTGTTCCCAGATGAATAGGAGCGCCTGATTATGAGCGAGCGGCGAGACCTTTGGTTTATTGCGGACGCGCTTCTCGTGTTCTTGCCGTTTTCGCTGGTCGGTGCGGTGTTTGGCGATGCCATTCGCCGGGACGTGCTGACACGCAGGCAGCGCGGAATTGCGGGCTTGTTCTGCCTTATCCTGGGGCCGGTGTGCGGTCGCATCGTGATTTCCGAGTGGCAATGGTCCGACTGGAGCGGGCTCGCCGTCGCCGCAATCGTGCCAACACTTGCTTATGACATCGTCGGCCTATTCGCCGCCGTGCTTCGCGGCGCCAAGGAAGATCCGCGCGGATGGATCACGCTCATCAAGGAAATGTTCCCATGGAGCCGCAAGTGATTGAATGGCTCTTTTGGGCGATTATGGTAGTCTATGTGATCTGGCGATTTCGTCAAATCATCGGGAGTGCCTTGCAATGAACCACCACCCACGCATCATCAGTGAGAAAGGGCAGCCGACGCGCCTCAAGGTGTGGGACGGCGAGCGGGATCTGTCGTTCCCGGTGAGCATGGGCGAGCTCCGCAACCTCGTCGCAGACGGCATGGACATTCTCATGCGCCGGATGCGCGAACAGGAAAGGGCACGCCATGAAGATTAGCGCCCAAGGGCTTCAATTACTAATTGATCGGGAAGGCTCTAAAAATCGCGCTTATCGCGATAGCGTGGGCGTCCTAACAATTGGCATAGGCCACGCAGGACCGGACGTGTACGAGGGTTTGATCTGGACAGACGACCAGATAAAGAGCGCCCTTGCTAAAGACATTAGCCGCTTTGAAAAGGCCATCAATGATGGCGTGAAGGTTGGACTTAAGCAGCACCAGTACGACGCGCTTGTTTCCTTCGCCTTCAACGTGGGCGAGGGGGCATTCAAGACCTCGACGCTTCTCAAGAAGATCAACGCGGGCGACTTTGAGGGCGCGGCGCTGCAGTTCAACCGCTGGAATATCCCGCCCGAAATCATTTCCCGGCGCAACGGCGAGCGCGAGCAGTTCCGGGGCGCCCGGTTCGCGGCCCGCATCCCGTGAAGGCCCTTCTTGGCCTCCTGCCGTCGTGGGTGCCTCTTGCCATGGGGGGCCTCCTGATCGCCACTTTGATTGGCGGTTATTTCGTCTGGCGCGACCAACAGCGGGAAATTGGCCGGCAGGAAATTATCGCCAAGGATGCCAAGGCTTTGGTGGAACAGAAAGAAAAAGATGCTAAACTATCCGCCGATCTGGTGGCCCAGCTTCGCGACAAGCTCGACAACCGCGAAGCGATGGTACAGCCCGTCAGGGAAGTGATTCGCAATGTCACCACGGAATGCTCTAGGGCTTCTGGCCCTGATGTTGGCGCCGCTGCTAAGTGGGTGCTCGACGCTTTATCCGACACCGGTAGACCGCAAGCCGGACGCTAGCCTGCTGCTCGACTGCAGGGCTCCCGCTGCTCCTACGGAGCCCGTCACGTATGGGCAGGCGGTTCTTGGCTGGGTGGACGCCATCAAGGCGTTCCTTGATTGCAGGGATGAAAAACGAGCCCTAGCGACGTTTGTGAAAGGCGGTAAGCAATGAATCGCGCGGTCATCCTGGTTTTTCTCCTGATGGCCGCACCGGCCATACCAGCCTACCCTCATGATGGGTACCACGACTGGAAAATACCTGGCACCGAAACAAGCTGTTGCAATGACCAAGACTGCAAGCCGGTCCGCGCTCGGGTTAGCATAGACGGCATGTGGCAGGTTTGGCACGAAGGCCGGTGGCTTGACGTGCAGCCTCAATCCATCTTGCCCATTCCATCGCCGGATGGCCGAAGCCACGCCTGCATTATTGGGTCCAGCGTGCTTTGCATGGTGCCCGGCGAAATAAGGATTTAGTGATGGGTTCTGCTATACTTTCTGGCGGGACAACGGGGCGCGTCAACGCCCCGCCATCCCTGACCGATTGGACCTGTAAGGAGGCCCGCATGGCTCGCGATAAAGTGGACGCTAATGCGCGGACGCGCAAGGCTGGTTTGACGCAAGAACGCCTAAAATCGCTTCTTAGCTACGACCCGTGTTCCGGACATTTTACGTGGTTGGTTGATCGAGGAATGATGCGCTGCAAAGGCCGGCGCGCTGGCACCCCAGACGACACCGGGTACCTGATAATCCGTGTTGACTACGTGATCTACAAAGCCCACCGGCTCGCGTGGTTCTACATGACCGGCAAATGGCCCAAAGAGTATATCGACCATATCAATGGCGACAAAGCAGATAATCGCTGGGTAAATTTGCGCGAGGCTAATCCAGCGCAGAATTCAATCAACTCCCGACCACGCCAGAATAAAACAGGCTTTCCCGGCGTAAGTATCAGCAGCAAAAACAGTTTCAAAGCGAAAATCAAAGTTAACAACGTCAGTGTCTATCTCGGCAATTTTGCAACTGCCGAAGAAGCCCATGAGGCGTTCAAAAAGTCAGCGGCATCTTATCACGGATCGTACCGCAAACCCGGCGAGGTTCGCTCCTGATGGCCGCAGCACCCCTAACAGACGAAGCCTTGCAGGAGGCGGTGGAAGCGGTGGCCCGCTTTGGCAGCCAACGCGCAGCGGCCGACGCGCTGAACATCTCGCGGGCGACGTTCCAGCACCGCATTTACGAAGCCCAGCGCCGAGGCTTTGCGGGCGCCGGGCCTGCGATGGTCATGAAGGGGCAGTCGATCCTTTAT